CTGCCGGATAGAGCCCCGATCGCACGTCACCTGTAACCTGTCACCTGTCACCGGCAACCTGCAACCGGGGCTCCTCTCACAACCCATCACCCGCACGCGTTCAGCTCAGCTCGACCTCAACGAACCCCGCCGGACGAATCACGCCAAAGGCCGCGCGCATCTCGGCCAGGATGGCGATCATGTTGCGGATGAACCAGTCTTCGTGACTATCGGTCACGCGGATCGTCGATTGCTCCCGATCCCACACCACGGCCTTGCGCCAGTTCGCCAGATACGCCGTGCCGGCGCTCTTCAGGAACGACTCCACCACCGGCGTACCCCACAGCTGCCGCGGCCCGGTGCGGAACGGCCCATCCCCATAGAAACGTCCGGTGGGGTCCCGGATCAGCTCGACGGCGGCCCAGTCCATGGGGTTGAATACCCATGCCGTCGGGCTCGTCCTGCCGATGACCCGGATGGTCGCCAGGGCATTCCTGGCCGTCTCGAACACGTCCACAGCAAACGCCTGCTGCAGGATGCCGGCGGTGTTGGCGAGCCCCGTAAAGTTCTCGCCGATGCCGTCGCCGTTCAGGATCTGATCCTCGAACTCCTCCGCCTGGTCGTCCCGCAACTCAGAGTCGATGATGCCCCGAATCTGGGCGGCATCGGACAGCGCCCGGCGGGTGGCGCCCACCCACACCGCGATGGTCTTGACCGGCGCAAACACCTTTTCCCAGTACATCGCGCCCTGCGGCTTGCGCCCCTCGATCTCGCCGGTCGCGCCGGTATAGTCCTTGACATTCGCCTCGGGCACCGGCGCGGCCTCGGTCACCTGCTTGGTCTGCCGCACGAACTCTACCGTATCGCTGAGCGTCTGGCGGATATCCACCAGGTCACGCAGGGTCAGTGGCCACCTGCCGATCGGCTCATAGATGCCGGTATAGTCCGTCTGGACGAACGCGCCCGCGCTGATATCACTGGCGCCCGTGATCAGGTCCTTGCGCAGCAAGCTCTTGAACTCGACGGCCGGCGACTGGATCCCCATCCCCTCCGGGATCATGCCGCTCTTGCCGCCCACGGCGCGCATCCAGTTCTGGTAGACCTCGGACCCTACGAACTGCTCACCGAGGGTCTTCCCCTTGCCCGCCGTGCCGCCATCCGGCGCCTTCCCGCCGTTGCCGTCCGGCGCGCCAAACCCCATATCCGCGATCGCCTTGCGCATCGCCTCGTCGCCCTCAGCGACCCTGATCTGCTCCTTCCACTTCCTGGCCTCTTCGAGGTGGCCCTGCAACTTCTGCCGCTCCTCGGCAGTAAAGTCGCGCTTTGCCTCGTCCGCCGTCGTCGCGATCGCCTGCGCCGCCATTAATGCGGCCTTCAGCTTCTCACGAAGCTCTTTCAGTGTCATCTTGCTCCCTTCCTAGAAGCGATTTTCAGACATCAAACTCGATCAGCTCCAGCGCGATACGCGACGCGAGGGTGCTCGGCGATGGTCCGCTGGGCGCACCCTTCCGGGTCTGGCCGTCGGCATCGCGTTCACCGTCTTTCCCGCTTTTCGCCTGAGCGCACTGGGCGCCGAGTTTCACCAACAGATCGTGCAACTGCTGCATGTCCGCCGGGTCGGCCATCGATAGGCCCTTGATCGACACCGTTTCGGTGCCAATGCCGGCCCCCAACATCACCGGGCTCACCTCGTGCACCTCGAGGCGCTTCAACAGGTACACCTGCTGGCCGGCAAACTGGCCCTCGGCCCCCTCGATCACGTCAAAGCCGTAGGACCACTCCTGCAGCTCGTCGAGGTTCTTGACCGTGTGGTAGGTCTCGCGACCACCCTCGGTATCCAGAAAGAAATGGCCGTCGATCCAGGCCTTCTCCCCGTCTTGGTGGATCTCGCCCCGACCCACCGGCAGATCGCCCCAGCGGTGTCCCCAATAGGAGACGCGCACCTTCTGGGCCTCGGTGAACGCGCCCGGGAGGGTCACATCGCCATCGTGGTCGATCACATTGAAACGGCTGAAGATGGCCTGGAACTCGCCCGAGTCTCCATCCCCCTTGAATTCGATCCCGCCCCTGAATCCCTTGATCTTCATCTGCCTCTTCCCCGCCGCTACTATGCAGGCATAGATCGCCTGCTCCTCAGTGCCGCCGTCCTCGAGCACAGCATTGGCTGCGTCCACGCAACGCCGTTGCTGTGCCTCGCTCCAATTCTGCGCCACCGCCGGTGGATCGTCATACGTCCATGGCATGCCTACCTCCCGAACGCCACCGAGCATTGGCAGTTGGCGTTGTTCTCCGCGCCCCCCGCCGGGTCCCCCGGCCAGCGCATGCCGTTACTGAACAGCTCCCCGATCCCCACCGTCTCCCCGTCCATCGCGGCGTGATCGTCCCGCGGATTGGCGCTGTTGACTTGCCACGTCTTGGTCTTGAGCCCGCCCTGCCGGGCCGCCTCTTGCGTGCCGAAATTGCTCGCCGTCGTGACTTTTGAAACAGCGATCTCCGCCGCCCGCACCGTCACCGCCACCACGAACACCGTGCCGATCGCCTCCAGCAGGTCGTGCGTCAGCGACGCCTCCTCGACCTGGTTCACAGTCGCCGCGTTTATGTTCTCCGCCGAGATGCGCGCGTTCTCCCTCAGATATTCGAGCATCATGTCTTGCTGGAAGTCGAGGGCGATCTGCCGCGCCAACAGCCGCGCCCACACCGTCGCCGTGGCGACGTTCAGCGCGAACAGGTCCGCGGCCAACTCCTCATCCCAGCGCTGCAAGTCAAAGAGTAGATCCTCGAGGATCCCTTTATTGCGGCCCTTGGGCGCCCGCTTGCGGAGCACGGCCTCCTGCCGCTCGAAATAGTGGACCAACACCTCGCGCCACTTGGCCTCATGCCGCTCTCGCAATCCCGGCACCCGCGTATCGACCTCCGCCGCCGCCTTGGTCCGCTCCGGCGACCCCGCCTTTGGCGCGCTATCCCGCGGCGACGCCTGGCCGCCCGTCAGCACGTTCAATGGCGTCACGAGATCGTCACCGCCCGGCAGGCTGGGCAGGTTCTGCCGCGCCCGCGCCTCGTTGCGCGTCATGTACGGCGCCCCCACCGCGCTCTGGAAGGCCGTCGTCTGCTCCTCAAATGAGCCCTGGAGCTTTTCCGCGATGTTGAACTCGACGTACAGGTCCCCGGCATCGCCCCACTCCGGCAGCAGTTGCAACTCGATGTCCTGCTCGATCAGCGCCAGCCACGGGCCCAACGCATCCTGGTACAGGTTCTTGTGCTGCTCCTTGATGTTGGAAAACGTGCTATGGTCCAATATGCCCACCATGGGCAGGGGGATATGGTACGCCCGCGCGCACTCCTCCCGGGTCAGTTTCCGCCCCGCCAGGTACTCGCTCTCCTGAGCATTGAAACTCGCCTCTTTCCACGTCATCCCGTCCTCGAGCACCGGCGTCTTGGCACTGTTGCGCGCGCCGGCGTGTTCCTCCGCAAAGCTGGCCTGAAAGCGCTTGCGCGCCGCCTCGCTCCATTCCGGCGCCTCCAGCGACCGCTCTACGATGCCGTTCACCCGCGCGCTGTTCTGCCAAAAGTACTCCCGGTACTCCCCCGCGGCGTGTTCCTCCGCCAGCACGCGCCGCAGCGTCTCCAGCGGCGATAGGCCCATGATCGGCGAGAGCGGGTTATAGCCCCGCACATGCACCACCGCCTCGGGCGCCAGCACCGTCCGCACGCCGCCCATCGTCACCTCGTAGCCGCTCGGGCTCAGCCCACCCTGCACCGTCACGCACTCGGGCGGCAGCCGCAGCAGCCCCAAGCGCTGATCAGGCGGCTTGACCTTGGCCCAATAGGCGTTAAAGAACACGCCCAGGTCCCCCATCAGCGCCTCGATCAGCCGGTACCGCGTCACCTTGCACGCCGCCGGCAACGGCCGGCTCAGCGTCTCCGCCAGCCAGTGATCGCGCACCCGCACGCGGTCCGTCTCCGATACCCGCCGGAAGACGTGCAGCCCGAGCTGCGCGATGTTGCGCGCCAGGAAGTCGACGCACGTCCGCACGTTCGGCTGCGTCTTGTAGATCGTCAGGTAGTCATACGTGAACTGATCGTAGAGCCGCAACGCGCCGCTGCCCGTCATGGGCATCCAGCCCGCGTTCACGTTCGCCAGCGCGCCGAGTGTCTGTACGATCGTCATCTCAGTTCAGCACCTGGATAAAGGCGACGTTCGCCGCCGGGATCGCGACCTCGCCGTCCATGGTCCGCTTCTCGCCGCGCCCCATCAGCAGCGACGCCTGGCGCAGCACCAGGTACTCCCCGCGCCGCTGCCAGAGCAAGCCCCTGAACGCCTCATCCCCCCTGGTATTCACGATCACCTGCCGCAACGCGGGATAGCGCCGTCCAAATAGTCTCATCATCTCCTCACCCGAACACGACACCCCGGACCTCATACACCGACCGCTTCGGCTTCTCGGGGCGCATCGCCCGATCGACCGCCATCACCAGCCCCACAATCCCGTCGATTTTGCCCTCGCTCGCTGCTTTGTCCGGCTTCAAGTTCCCGGCCGGGTCCTGTTTCACGGACACGTTGTCCGCCATCCATCCCAACACCGGATGCCCGCCATGGCGCAGCTTTTTCGCCAGCAGCCGCCGCTCAAACTCCCGCATTGGCGCCGCCATGCCGATAAATCCCTGTCCCATCCCAAACACCTCGAGCCCCTCGTCCGCCAGCTCCTGCGAGAGCTGATACCCCTGAAACAGCCGGTCGACGTTCAGGTTCACCACCGCGTATCGCTCAGCGTCCTCCAGGATCGCCCGTCGGACGAAGGCGTAATCGACCGCATCCCCTGAGGTGACGTTCAGGTACCCGGCCTGCGCCCAGGCCTTATACTGCTCCGCATATCGATTGCTCTTGTCCGTCAGCCGTGCGTCCGGGCACCAGAATCGGCAGACGATATCCAGCGCCTCGGGATCCTCGTCCTGTGGGAACGCCATCACCCACGCCGTGATGTCCGACACGCTGGAGAGGTCCAGGCCACCATAGCACGGCCGGCCTTTGAGCGCCGCTTCCAACTCATAATGCTTCAGCGGACCCGCATTCGCCTCCCACAGTTCTCGCGCGATCCACCGGTCGCTCTGCTGCGTCCACACGTCCAGATGCAGGCGCTGGAAGGCGTTCTGTGCCGCGGGCAGCTGCTTCGCTTTTTCGGCCTTGCGCTCCAGGTCGTCCAGCTTCACGCTCACGCCCAGGTTCGGGTTCGCCTTGGCCCAGACCTTTGGATCCGTCCAGTCATCGCCCTCATCGATCGCTGCGATGTATCCGAACCAGGTATCATCCTGAATGGTGCCCTCGAGGATCTGACGGGAGTACTCATGCAACTCCCAGCAGACGCTTTTGCGATCGAATCCCGCCGTGGTGATATAGACGGTCAGCGGCTGTCGCCGCGCCCCCGTCGCCGTCTCCAGCACGTCCACGACCTTGCGCGTTGGGTGCGCGTGCAGCTCATCAATCAGCGCACCGTGGACGTTCAGCCCGTCCATCGTATCGGCATCGGCCCCCAGCGGCTGATATTTGCTCGCCGTCGCTTGGATCGTCAGCGTATCGCTGCTCTTCCAGTGCTGGATCATGCGGCTCAGCGGGGGCGAGGCGCCGCGCATGCGCACCGCCTCCTCCCAGGAGATCTTCGCCTGGTCGCGCTTGGTCGCCGCGGAATACACCTCCGCGCCTGGCTCCCCATCCGCGGTCAGCAGATAGAGCCCGGTGCCGGCCAGCAACGTCGATTTGCCGTTCTTGCGCGCGACCTCCAGATACGCCGTGCGATAGCGCCGGTACCCGTCCGCGCGCAGCCATCCGAACAGGCACCACAGGATGAATTGCTCCCAGGGCGCGAGCGCAAATGGCTGTCCCGCCCATTCTCCCTTGCTATGCCGCAGGAAACCATAGAACTGGAGCGCGTGCTCGGCCTTCTGCCGGTCGAATCGCAGCCCCCGCGCCGCGCCCTCAGCCAGATCGCGCTGCTGGCGCTCCACGGCCAGCCGCACCAGCTTCCCCACAACGATCGAGCTATCCAGCACCCCGTGCATGTACTCCACAACCGGGTGCCTACTCATTCACCGCCCTGCTCTTCTCTAGGAACTGGCTGAACTCGTCGACGGGCTCCGCTACGGGCACCACAATGCGCGCCCGGTCGCTCGGCGTGAACCCGAACTTGGCTGATAGCGCGCTGATCCTCTGCAACATCTGATTCGCGATTCCTACAGATGGTCGCGGTCCCTCGTATCCCTTGTCCGTTGTGAACGTCGCGCCGTGTTGCTTGATGTCGTTCTGCGCCTCAACGTATCGGGCCCAGCACTGGCAATACGCTGCCAAGCTGGCCCGGTCTACCGTGGCCAGCAGCCCCAGCCGCGTCAGCTCCGGAACCAGCCGATTCCACTCGCGTTTCGCCTCGGGGAGCAGCCACTCGGGCCGCGTCGGCGCACCGGTGGTGGGCCGCGGCTCGCGTTTGTTCAGCGCTCGCTTGCCCGGGTTGCCCTGCAGTACCTTCAGTGCGGTCGGTTTGGGCGGTCGTCCCACGGCCCCCACGGCGCCATACCCCCTACCTGCATTTCGCGGTCATACGAGCTCGAT